CAATTCTTTGTGCTTGTGGTATTGCTCCTGTAACATTTGCAGCAATAGACATATCTCCAACCGCTTTAATAGTAACGTGTGAATTTTTATCTCTCTTTGCAATTGCTTCTTTGTTCTCAAGTAACATTTCTCTCAAAGATTTGTTCTCTTGTTTCTTACCTTGCTCTTGCTCTTTTAAAGCCTCAACTAATGCAGAAAGTTTAATAACTTCTTCTTTTAATTCAGAATCATCATAATTTTTTAATTCTGATACTTTGTCCTCTAATGCTTTTATCTCTGTAGATGTAGCATCAAGTTTTTTCGATACAAGCTCTCCCACTTGGCTCTCGATTTCTTTTAATAACTTTTCAGTATTTTCCATTTATTTTATTTTTATATTCTTCACTATTTCATCAAAATTGATTTCAGGCTCTTTGATTTCTTGAGTAACCTTTTCGATAGTTGGCTCTTCCTCTTGAGTTTGTTTGTTTGGTATAGTAGGGGTAAGGTCATTACTTCCCTCTAACACCGCACTTATTTCGATTAATTTAGCTTCTTTTACAACAAAGAAAAAACCAAGTTCAATGGCTTTCTCTGGATTTCCTAATCTTGGTAAATATGTATTCCAATTTGCATAACCTTCTCTATCCATATCATCATCAATAGCAAGTTCAACTTTTACATACACCATACCAACACTATGTTGGTCTATTTCTCCTTTAAGATATTGGTTAAATATCTGCGAATTTAAGTCTTTATAAATATTACTATCTCCAAACAAAGCCATAGTACGACCTAATTTGTTTATCCCTAAATCCATCCATTCTATTTCCTTCTCATATACATCTTCAAACTTCCCGACCTTTGCAGTAGTTTGATATAAATGGTCATGCAAATGAAGTATTTTATTTTTACGTTCTGAAATTGACTTGCTAAATATACCATTCAAATGTACATCATAGTGAGAATCCATATAGTTATAAGTATTACCTATAATAGTTCTTTTGATTGTTCCACTTGCTACATCATCAACATTAGAAGTATTAAATACTTTACTTACATTTTGTTCAATCTCAATAACTCCAAAAGGATTAGTATGTTTAACTTGAGCTTTTTTAAGCGAAATAATATCTTCTTTGTTAGTTTTAACATAGTCAATTAATTCTTTTTTATTTGTAAATTTAGATATATCTAAAATCATTTTCTTATTACTTTATTATCTGTAATCGACTTATTACGCTTGTTTAGTTCGTTTTTAGCACGTTCTAACAATTCTTTTTTACTTATATTCTCTTTTATTTTATCCATAACTAAAAATATTTTCAGAGTAGTCTAAATTACTTTTTGCAAATTTATACAAAATATTTGAATAAATATAGTAATTTTGTAAAAAAAATATTATATGAACTTTTTTCAATCACTATTTAGACAATCAGACAATAATAAAGGCTTTGGATATAATCAGTTATTTCTCGGTAAGAACGCTGAATACATTTCTACTACTGGTAATGAATTTAAAGTATATCAAACTAATGCTATATTAAGAGCAGTAATAGATAGAAAAGCATCTATGTTTGCAAATGGTATTATAAAACATTACAATAAGAATGGAGAAGAAATAGAGAATAGTCCGTTTGTTAATTTCTTTGATAAACCAAACTTTCTACAATCTCGTAATGAATGGTTAATGCAATTGAAAGTACAAGAGTGTTTATATGGTAATGCTTTTATTTATAAATACAATGCAAGTTTATTAAAAGAAACACCTCAAGCACTATGGAATTTATCTCCAAGTAGAATGATAGTAAATAGAACAGGTAAACTATGGAAGCAGTTAAGTGTAGAAGATGTAATTAAAAACTATGAATTTGAAAACGATAGCACTGCAAAGACTATATTTGAACCTCTTGAAATACTACATAGAACAATGACTAATCCAGATGATCCATTAATAGGTATAAGTCCATTGAAATCATTAGAGAAAGAAATAACAAATATAAATTTAGCAATGGATTATCGTAATGTGATTATGGATAAAAAAGGTGCGATAGGTATTTTATCTAATAGTGCTAAAGATAGTGATGGTGGTATTCCATTAAGTAAGGAAGAAAGACAAAGATTAGAAAGAGATTATTCAAATCAATATGGTATAAGTCAAGAAAAAAGCAAAGTGATTATTACTAACTCTGCTTTAACTTGGTCACCTATGACGTACCCAACTAAAGACTTAATGCTATTTGAAGAAATAGATAATAATAAAAGAGCAATAATTGACACCTACGGACTTAACGAGAATATATTTAGTCGTAGTCAAGGTGCTACATTTACAAACGTAAGAGAGGGTGTTAAATTAGCTTATCAAGATACTATCATTCCAGAAGCAGAAGATTTAGCAAAAGGACTTTCTGACTTTTTAGGATTAAGTGAAAAAGGAGAGTGTTTAGAAATAAGCTACGAACACATTCAAGCACTTGGAGAGGATGAAAGCGAAAAGGCTACTGTTATACAAAACAAAGCAAATGCAATTCAATCATTAAAAGCAACTGGACTTTATACAGATGAAGAAATAAAAGATATTATAGATTTTTAATCTTTACCATCAACAAAAAATGTACTCCAAATATGAGCGTAAAAAGTTCTATACATCTTTGCTAATCCTTGAACACTATCAGGCGCATCATCGTGTTTAGAACTTCCATCTTTTAAATAGTTGGTAAAGTTTTTCATAAACAAATCATAATCACTATTCAACTCATAATCATTTCTAAATACAAAGAATGATTTAACAAATCCGCTTAACGTCATTATTCTTGTATGCTTATTTGTAGTGTTTCTAATTGGTAGTAATTGAACCGAACTATTAACTACATTGTCTAATAGATTTCGATACATATTGCCACCCATATTACTCTCAATTCTACACCATTCAGGATTGTACTTGTTTAATATATCTCCACTCTTACCTACATTCGTATCTGTGCTTTCAGTAGTGTAAAGAACATCTGTAATATAAACTTTATTATCTTTTAATTGACCTATAATAACACAATGACTATCCTTTCCTGTATCTGCTACATCTATGTATGCAAGTGTACTATCATATTCTTTTATATCGTTTGAATTAAAGAAGTTTAAATCTTTCTTACTGAATAATACACCCTCTGGCTCTTCTATCCACTCCCCTAAAAAGATATGCCTATACTTATCGTAGTCTAATTCTTTTACTTGTTCTACATTCTTAATAAAACTTTCAGATAGATTGTCTATATTATCCAAATAAGATGTGTGGATGTAGCACACATTATCTGCTACTCCATTAAATCCACTTTCAATTCCTTTACTTTCAAAGAATCTCTTATAAACCCAATGCTCTTTTTCCGCAGGATTAAGAACTAATATGACTATGTTCTGTGAAGTCTTTGACCTAATGGAAAAGTCTATTTTATCAAACATCTTTTCATCGTGTAGCTCTTCTGCTTCATCTAATATCCATACACTAACACCTTGGATAGATTTAAGATTTGCAGTTTGATTTCCTGAACTTGTTTTTAATCCTCTAAATAGTATATCTGAATTTGTACCATTGTTTATGATTTCAGATTTAGTAACATTGAAATTATCATGTATATTAAGTAATTCTAACTTCTCTGTAAACTCTGGTATTATACTTATTCCTGCACTTGTAAGAGTATAACGAGTGTACAATATACGTACATCTTTTTCATAAGTTTTAAGGCATGAATATAAGGCTACACTAAAAGACTTTGCTGAACCCCTGCCACCTGTTACAATATAGTAACGAATATCTTTAGGTTGTTCAAATAAAGTTTTATATTTTTCATTTATCTTCATCTGACTTAAAGAATGATAGAACTGGTGTACTTTCTATCTTATCTCCTTTAGTTGTGTGATCCACATTTGATTGACTTAATCTTCTACGTTCTTCATCACTTGATATAAGTTTCATTAACCCCATTTGAAGAGTAGCGTTTTCGGAATCCTGCCACTTCTTACGTAACTTTCCTTTAACATTTACTATATTATCTTCTAACTCGCTTTTAATATCGTTGTATTCGTTGCTATTAATTGGGAAATATCTATAAAATGTAGTTTTATCACAAGGCATATAAGATACAATTTCCTCTATAAAAATAGGGTTGTGTTTCTTAATTACTTCTAACGCTTTATTATATAAATCTTCTTTATTGTATGCCATATCAATTTTCACTAAAGACAAAATCACAAT